CACGCTCAAGGACCAATACCTGCTTTCCGACCCGATTCCTTTGGAAGAGATGTTCTGGCATGGTCAGATTCCGATAGTCGTAGGTAAGTGTGTTCTCGATAGTCATAATCCATTACCAGAGGGGTTGATAGACCTTGGACGCCAACTCCAGACCGAAACCAACGAAGTCTCTAACCAGAGATTGGATAACGTCAAACTGGTACTCAACAAGAGGTATATGGTTCGTCGAAATGCGAACGTTGATACCGAGTCCCTCCTCCGCAACGTACCGGGCGGAGTTACGATGGTGTCCAATACACAGGCAGATGGAGGGGACGTTCGAGAAGTGAACTGGCAGGATGTAACGTCTTCCAGTTACCAAGAACAAGACCGGATCAACGTCGATTACGATGATTTGACCGGAGGAGGACTTAACTCTGGGTCGGTGATGACCAACCGCAAGCTCAACGAAACGGTTGGCGGCATGAAGATCATGGCTCAAGGAGCCAATAACCTCACTGAATATACTATCAGGACTTTCGTCGAGACTTGGGTAGAACCGACGTTAAGGCAGTTGATGCTTCTGGAGCAGTATTACGAGTCCGATGAGACAATTCTGGCTCTTGCAGGTAAGAAAGCTCAACTGTTTCAGAAGTTCGGGCAAGACAAACCCACCGATGCCCTTCTGATCTCGGAATTGACGGTGAACGTCAATGTCGGTATGGGGGCTACTGACCCCGACGCCCGTTTCCAGCATTTCATGCAGGCGATGGGAGCCTTCCTTCAGATGGTCCCAAACCTTCCTCCCGATGCCAATATCGAGGAAATCAAGAACGAACTGTTCGGTCTTGCTGGGTACAGGGATGGAGCCAGGTTCTTCTCTGGTCAGGTCGATCCGAGAATTGCCACAATGCAGAAACAAATGGAGCAGATGGGCCAACAACTCCAAAATCTGGATGGTCAGTTGAAGATCGGCATGGGCTTTGAGAAGGAAAAACGTGGCATAGATAAACAGAAGATGCAGCTTGCCGTGGACGAAATGAAGATGTCTGGAAACGATCCACGCATGCAGATACTCCTGCAACAACAGGAAATGCGCATAGCCGACATGGAAGCGCAGGCAAAAATGGCCCGTGAGCGTAACGAATCCGAAGCTGAAATTGACCTTATGTGGCGGCGTCTATCAGCAGAACTGGAGATGGAGCGCGAGGAAATGCGTAATGATATATCCATTAAACGCGACAAGGCCGTTTCAGACATAGAAATAGCGCGGCAGAAGGCCGCTTCCATGCCAAAACAAGCATCAAATGCTGCTCGATAACCCCAATGAGATAGAAGCCCTGACCGAAGCCCTTACCAGGGAACCGGATGGAAGGCTTTTGCTGGCTGAAACCGACCTCGGTGAAGACGCCGCGCAGTTCTTGACATCGGATTTAGGCAAGTACATCATAGGTAGAATTAATATTGAGATAAGTGAATTTAATGGGAAGCTCCAAACGACTTTTCCGTTACGGTGGAAGCGAATCATGCAGTTGCAGAACGAAATAGCCATGAGAGAGACATTCAAGGTGTATTTGCTTCAAGCTATTCAGTCAGGACGTTCCGCCCTTGCGGAGCTATCACAACGACAAATGGAAGCTGAATGAATCCTAAAACCGGCGAACTGGCAGAACCTGAGGACTTTGAACCTGAAGTGGTAACTGGCCTTCGGGCCCCTGAAAAGCCCGACAAACCGATGATTAACCCGCGAGACATCGCTCTTGCGGAGATGGCGAAACGCGCCCAACAACGGCGCGAACGTGACGATAAAGCCGTAAAAGTGGACGTTTTGGAGGAAGACGGGACGATTACTCCCGCTCCTGATGTTCCACGTGAAACAGTGCCTGAAGTCACTGAAGAAACAGCGGCGGAGCCTCAAGTCCTCCCATCGGAAGTCCCAACTCCTGCTTCCGTGGCTCCGTCCGCTCCCGAAGAAGAACGCGAACTGATCGTTGATGGAAAACGTATCAGAGTACCGATTTCCAAGATTCTGGACGCCGGAACCCGAACACTACAGAAGGAATCGGCGGCAGACATGAGGCTGGCAGCAGCGACCGAACTGCTGAAGTCAGCCCAAGAGAAGCACCAAGCGCCTCAACAGGCGCAACAACCGCAGCCATCGGATGACGACGCGGCGCTTGCTAGAAGTATTCAGTTCGGAACCGAGGACGAAGCCAAAGCTGCCATTGCGAAGATTCGCAACGCTGCACCAGCGATCACGCCTCAACAAATAGACGCTTACGTTCAGCAAAAGCTGACGCAGGCACTCCCTGAACACCAAGCATTCAGCGAAGCAAATCGCTGGCTCAAGAACGAATACCCGCAGATCGTAAGCGATCCTGATATCAAATTCATGTTCGATATGAAGGAAGATCAGGCTCGAAAACTTGGCGACCGTCGCCCGTACAGCGAACTGTATGCCGATCTTGCTGGACAGATAGCGACCAAGTTCAACCTGAAAAAACCCGAGATTCCGCAGCCTTCTCAACCCATGACTACACAAGCGTCAGATCGGTTGACTAGGAAGGCCAATTCTCCGCGTCCCGTTACCGGGGCTTCAGGGCGAATGGAACAATCCAAAGGCCCCGAAAAGGCCCCAACTGTCCAAGAGTACGTTCAACGCCAGAGAGAGCTTCGTGGATTGCAACCCTTGAATAAAGGGTTCTGATATGAGGCCACTATGTCAAGTCAACTCTGGGCAGTCTCCAGCCTTGGCGGATACTTCTATAGCTTAAACCTGAGCAAAGAACTCCGCGAGACACTTCAACCGCTGACGAAATTCCGTCAGTTCTGCGACGTGCGCGATGCCAGCCAACAAGGGCAGAAGCACGGCGACACCTTTACGTGGGACGTTGTGGGTAACGTCGTCACATCCGGCGGGACGGTTGTTGAAACCAACACCATGCCGGAAACGAACTTCACGGTCACTCAAGGTACTTTGACGGTCGTGGAATATGGCAATAGCGTTCCGTATAGCGGAAAGTTGGATGCACTGTCGCAATGGGACGTGAAAAAGCCCGTCATGCAAGCTCTGAAGAACGATGCAGTCAAGACGTTCGACCGAGCCGTTCATACCCAGTTCAACGCTACCAGACTGCGCGTTTGTTCGACTGCCGGGACGAATACGACCTCGTTGGCGCTGTTCACGAACGGTACTTGCACTTCTACAAACTCCAGTGCGTTCAACACCAACATGCACAAGCTGGTGATTGACACGATGAAGGAACGGAACATTCCTCCGTACCTGGGTGATGACTACATCGCTCTGGCGTGGCCTTCAACCTATCGTCCGCTGAAGAACTCCCTCGAAGCGATCCATCAATACACCCGTCCGGGCCTTGGCCTGATTATGAACGGGGAAGCGGGTCGTTACGAAAACTGCCGATTTGTCGAACAGACGAATATCGGTAAGGGGGTGGCTAACGATGGTACGGCCTGGGCTATGGCTAGTACAAGTCTGTCCGACTGGATTTACTTCTTTGGTGAAGACACGGTTATGGAAGGTGTCGTTATCCCCGAGGAAATCCGGGCCAAGATTCCAACCGATTACGGGAGAAGTAAAGGCGTTGCCTACTACGCTCTCATGGGTTGGGGGATTGTGTCTCAATCTGCGACCGAGGACCGCATCGTCAAGTGGGATAGTAAAGCCTAACAACGGGCGTTGAGTGACTTCACCCCACCAGCCCAACAATACACGCGCCGGGAAGTGACGCGGGTTAAAGGAACAGAATGAGTATCAATTCAGCAGTTTCTACGAGACAGCAGGCTTACGACGACGTAGCCTATCGGACGCCGATTTTCTTCTGTGGCGATCTGAAAGCAGCGGCTAATTCGACCGCCAAGTTTGTCGCTACCACAACCATGCTTATCAAGTCTGCAACGGTGACTTGCACGGTCATGGGGACGGCTGGTGGTTCAGACATCGCCAATGGGTCGATCTTCGTTCAGAAGGTCATCGGTGGTACGGGAACTCAGACCTACGCCCTGAATACGTGGGGCACGGTTGGGGCTGGTTTGACCAACGGCACGTTCACGGCGACTCAAACGACTTGGCCCTCTACGGCTGGGACGTTGAATATCGGTGACATGCTGATTGCCACCAAAGGTACAGACGCGACCCTGCAAGCAATCGTGATGGTCGAGATGTACTGTCTCCCCGGCGCAAGCCTGACGGTTTAACACTCACAAGAGGATTTAATCATGGCAGACGATATGGAACGTGTCATTGCAAGTGGCAAATCAGCCTTTTCTTCGGCTGAAACCAAGACCAAAGGCGGTAATACGGAGTCGTGGGAAGCGATGGTGAATGAGGGCTGTGCCGAGCCTTACACCAACACTGCTGCGGCTCTGAAGGCGCGTAACGGTCGCGGTGGAAGTCAGGCCGGGGCGTAATCATGGCTTGGTCTGACGCTGCAAGAAAAGCGGCGGCAGCAAAGAAAACAGTGAGCCTCCCCGTAAAAGGGGCGGCTCCTGTGCCGAATCCGCATATGAACAACATGATGGCTTCTCATGCGCGAGGCTATTTCCGGCACAAGATGCCGAAGTGAGGAACTATGAGCACTGACTTTACCGGGAATGCGGCGCAGGACATCGCTCAATCCACATTCTTCCAGCCGGTCAACGTAGCGAATCTTTACCTGAATGTGACGAGTAGCCAAGTTATCAAAGGCGGTCCTGGGTTTCTTGCCGGTATCTTTGTCAATTCTTCGACCAGTGGGACGCTGAAATTCTACGACAACGCTACTGCTGCTTCGGGTGCGGTGATCTGTAATACCTTTACCCCTAGTCTTGGCTGGAATCCTTGTCCTATTCACTTCCTGCAAGGGCTGTATGCAACCGTAGGCGGGACTTTAGATTGCACGTTTTGCTTTTCTTAGGAGTCAACATTGGTCTGGAAACGCGACGAAACACAAGGCAGCGAGTCGTCTAAGATTCTATGGGACTTGCCCCAATTTACGAGGGGCTTTGGTTATGACATAGGCTGCGGTTCGGCTAAAGCCTATGCCCACATGATCGGCATAGACAACGGCAAAGACACTGCCATGTTTGGCATTCAGATGGAACCAGACCTGAAGGTTCCTGATGCCTGTGACCTATCCATCCTAGCCGATGGTAAGGCTGATTTCGTCTATTCCAGTCACTTGCTTGAACACCTTGAAGACTACAAGAAAGCCCTTGGTGAATGGTGGCGACTCCTGAAAGTCGGAGGTAACCTAGTCCTCTACCTTCCCCACAAGGACTTCTATCCGAATATCGGGGTTGATGGAGCGAACCCGGATCACAAGTGGGACTTGCTTCCGAAAGACCTGATCTACGCCATGAATGCGATTGGTGACTCGTGGGATTTGATCGAGTGCCAGGACAGGAACGGGGTAGGTTGTGATGGGCGTGGCGAGTATTCCATGTTCCTCGTGTTCAGGAAGACCGAGGAAAAAGGCCACAAACAGTCATGGAAGAACAAGAAACCCAAGAAGACAGCGGCTCTTGTGAGATATGGGGCCTTTGGGGACATTCTCCAGACAGCTTCGGTAGCCGCAGCCTTAAAGGCTCAGGGATACCACGTTACGTTCTACTGTGAGACTAGAGGCTATGAAGTCGCAAAGAATGACCCAAGTTTCGACAAGTTCTACGTTCAGGACAAGGATCAAGTTCCTAACCTGAGACTTGGCAACTTCTGGAACTGGGAGAAGGCGAAGTACGACAAATGGGTGAACCTTTCCGAGTCTGTAGAAGGCACCCTGTTAGCTTTACCGGATCGCGTACAGAATATGTGGCCGCAACCGATGCGCGATAAGTACATGAACCATAATTACCTGGAGTTTATGCACGATGTCGCAGGCACCCAATACCAGTGGTTCAAGGACGGTCAAAGGTTCGTTGCGACCGAAGAAGAAATTGCTTGGGCCAAGGAAGAAAAAGCCACTAACAAAGGAGTTGTTATCCTCTGGCCCCTCGCAGGTTCCAGCATCCACAAGGTCTGGCCGTACATTGATGTTGCGTTTGCAAGGCTTCTGGAAGTCACTGATGCAACTATTTATACCTCTGGAGACACCACCACAGCAAGACTTGAAGCCGGATGGGAAAAAGAACCACGAATGAAGCTGAGGGCGGGTAAGTGGACGATCCGCGAGACTCTAGCCTTTGCTCAACAAGCTGACCTCGTAGTCGGACCTGAAACCGGGGTCTTAAATGCCGTGGCTTACGACAAGAATGTGGCGAAGATCGTCATTCTGTCTCACTCCTCGGTCGAGAACCTGACTCGTGACTGGTACAAGACGATCAGTCTTATCCCGATGAACACGGCTTGTTATCCCTGTCACAGAATGCACTACACCTGGGAGAACTGCCGCAGGGAGCCTGAAGGCGTAGCAGCCTGTCAAAAGGATATTTCCCCGGATACGATGTGGACCGCTCTGTGTCAGTGGATACCGGAAGAACACTTTACCGACGTGAAACGACGTGTTGAATGGAAGAAGGCGGAGGTAGCATAAGTGGCCCTCAGCGGAAGTTACGACTACAGTTGCACAGCCTCCGATGTCATCACGTCGGCGTTCGAGGATATTCAAGTCATCCAGAACGGGGAGACTGCGGATAACAACGACGTAACTACTGCTTTGCGTGAATTAAATTACCTGGCAAAGCAATGGATGGGGAAGCCTGGTTTCGCTCCTGGTTTGAAAAGATGGAGTCGTAAGACCGCTTATCTGTTCTTGGCCCTGAACAAAAATGTCTATTCGCTAGGAACTACGGCTAACGGTGGGGATAAATGCTGCGTTGCGGAGTACACGCAAGGCACGCTGACGGCTGATGCGGCAAATGGGGCCACTACCATAGCCGTAAGTCTGATGTACGCCTCACCGACCTATACGACGGCTACAGCCCCTGTTGCGACCGACTATATCGGGGTGGTTCTGGATTCTGGAGCCATTCACTGGACGATAGCTCCTGCGGGGGCGATTACGTTACCGGGGAACATAGGCTTAACCGTTGGGCTTACCGGGGCAGCGGCTTCTGGAAACTACGTGTTTTCCTTCGCGGTAGCCAATCAGACTAACATGCCTTTAGACGTGTTGATCTGTAAAAGACGCGATCCCACTCTTTCTCAAGCCGTTGATGAAGATATGGACCGGATGCTTGGAATTTACGAGTACGAGTCCATAGCGACCAAGAACATCACAAGTTCTCCGGTTTCTTACTGGTATCAGATGGGCCTGTCTGTAGGAAACCTGTACATTAACTGTGTTCCTGAATCGGTTACGGACGTATTGAGAATGACGCTGCTCTACCCTCTGGACGACTTAGACGCGGTAGGTAACACAATGGCCTTTCCGCAACAGTGGTACGGGGCTTTGGGGAAGGGATTAGCTAAGAGACTTTCCCCCAAGTTTGGGAAGGCGTGGACCGAAACCATGCAGCAGAACTACGATGAGGCTATGGCTGCTGCGGCGATGGTGGACACGGAAGTTAATTATCAGTATTTCCAGCCCGGTCGTGACTAATGGCATCCGAAGGCTTCAAAGTCGCCCGTTTGAAGGTCAAAGACTTGTTGACCATCCGGGACGGCTCTGCGCCTAATAAAGACTCTCGTCTTACAAACTGTTTTGTCGAGGATGTAAACGGGAGTCCTCAAGTCCTGAAACGCACAGGTTTTGCCTTAACGACCCAAGTAGGTAGTGGTCAGGGTCATGGGGCCACTGTCTTTACCAACTCCACCAGCGGGGCGCAGAAGGTCTATGCCGTCCTTGGGTCGAGTGCTTACACAGCGGTTAGCGGGACCGGGACCAGTGTTTTAATCAACGGCACCTTTGCTGTAGCCACCAATGAAATGGTTGACTGGATGCAGTATTACGGTACTGCGGTAGTTGTGCTGAAATGCGGTTCTGCGGCTTATACCATCCACGGCGTAACCGATGTCGTGACGAAGATCGCAAGTAGTTACCCATCATTGACCGCTCGTGGTTTGGTATTCCTTGATGGTACTTACTACGTCATGGACAAGGACGGAACCATATGGAACTCAGCTTCCAATGACCCAACGACATGGAGTGCGGGACTTAATCAGATTTCCGCGAATATCGAACCCGATAATGGTGTGGCTTTAGCGAAGTCCGGTCAATACGTCGTAGCCTTCGGAAACTACACGACCGAGTATTTTTACGACGCTGGGAATGCGACAGGTTCTCCTTTGTCTCCGGTGCAGAACGGGGCAATTATGAAAGGTTGTGCCCATGCCAATTCCCTAGCTTATGGGGATGGGTCATTTTACATAATCTCTCAGAACAAGGCCCAAGGACAGGCTATAGGTTACAGTTTTGAAGTGGGCAAGATAACGGATTTGCGCTACGAGAAAGTCTCCAATGACACCATAGAGCGCATCTTGAATGCTGACGGCGTAGCGGTGTGCTTCGCTAATGTCGTTTCAATTCTTGCCCACAACTTTTACATGATAAGTCTTCCTGCTAGTAGTCTGACTCTCGCTTTGGATATTGAAACGAAATACTGGTATGTGTGGACTACTTTAACCGCAGCGGCTCCGGTAACTCTGACTTCTGTTTCCTCGGTAACGAATGTCGATGGAACTACGGTAACGGCCACCGCTACCAAGGCTAGTCATGGGTTCGCGGACGGTGATTTAATCACTCATGCCGGAGCGAGTCCTTCTGCTTATAACATCACGACGAATATCACTTATGTCAGTTCCAGTAGCTACACGTATCAGATTCCTTCGATACCTACTACTCCTGCTACGGGGACCATTACCGCTACCAGCGTAACAGCGTCTTACTACCCGCTCATATTCGCAGCACAGTACGGAACGACTCAGATCGCGCAGAGTGTTGTCAATGGTGGGATTCATACTCTGTCGGACACGACCTATACCGATGCAACGGTTTACATAGACTCGCATATGAGAACGGGACGAATCGACAACGAGAAGAATCAGCAGAAGTTTCTCGCTTGGATGGATTTAGTCACTGACAGGTCTTCCAACAACGCTTTGGTTCGATACACGGATGATGACTTTGCGACATTCTCGCATTATCGAAAGGTCGCGTTGTCCGGGAAACGGTCGAGACTGAACAGACAGGGCAAGTTTCAGCGTCGAGCTTTCGAGATTAGGGTTACAGATAGCGGAGCATTCAGGTTTCAGGGGCTGGATTTAGCCCTAGAAGAAGGAATTGAGTAATGGCAAACTATTCTGCACCGAGGCTTGGATATTACGACGAATCCGGGACGCAATTTACAGGTGCGACACCAGAGGAAATCGCCAATTTTGAACGGGAATCTCGTATTCCTGGTGGGCAAGGGGAGTTTGCGGGCGTTCAGAGGCTTGGTTACGAACGCAATGATACGGAAAGCAATACCCCGATAGTCACGTTGCCGAATGGCATGACTGGAATGCCGCTATACGATCCTGTAGGCGGTACTTTCAGCATGGTGTTGCAAGACCAGAGCAGTCCAACTGGCTACATGGCCCATGTTGTCAATCCTCAAACTGGCGAGGTACAAAGATCAGAGCAATATGACCCCGAGGCTCATCAACAAGGATGGGGTGATTACTTTAGCGTTATTGGGACATTCGTGGCGATGGCTGCTGGAGCTATGGCTGTTAATGCAGCGGCAGCTTCTGCGGCGGGATCAACGGCCGCTGCGAGTGGCACAGAAGGCGGACTTAGTGAGGCGATTGCTGGCGGGGTAGCGCCAAGTGGAGAAGCTGTGGTTGCTGGTGCCCCTCTTACAAATGCCGGTGTAGCCACTGGAGGTAATGCTGCCGGAGGTTTTAACGCTGCCAATACAGGTGGTCTTGGCCTTAACCCTGCAACACCTTCAACGCTAGGGCTTCAGGCCACTCCTGGTGGAACAGGAGCCTTTACCAATGCCGCAACGGCAGGGCTTCCAAATATCGCCGCAACAGGTGTAACAGCACCAGGAGCAATCGCCGCAGGAACAACGGCTGTCAATGCAGCAGGTGGCATTAATCCCGCTGGAAATGTGTTTGCACCGCCTGCTACAACGATACCCAATATCAACGGTGCAACGCCCACAACGGGAAATCTTGGTACGCCTACAGGAACCCCAACCGGAACACCGACAGGTACTCCAACTGGATTGCCTACCGGCGATATTGATTGGACAAGATTTCTAGGTTCTCTCGCTACTGGAGCCGCTCAAGCTGCTGCGTTTAACGGTACTGAACCCTATGCAGGCGGGGCCGGATCGTTTATGACCAATGCCGGGTATCAGACCGGGCTGAATACGCCAGAAATGGGTCAGCAGGTTATGAACTATGCAGGGTTCAGACCGGGTGGCATAGGAGCCATGCCTACGGACCTGTATAACACCTATAAGAACTTCCTCCAGAACCCTGCGGACATGGCGAGAAATCCGATGTTCTCAGCTTTCAATACTCAGCAACAACAAGCGACTGAAAGGGCTTTGCAGGCTCGTGGCATGAACTCATCCGGGAATATTGTTAGCCAACTTGGCGACAATGCACAGGCAAACTGGGCAACCTATTACCCGCAACTCGCCGGTACTTTGCAGGGCGGCGCTCAGACTGAAGCCTCCAGATGGAACACCGAGAACACGGCAAATCAGAACGCCGGGACGCTTGGGGTTAATATGTTCGATAGCCTTAACCGAAACAACAACGTTGCGGGACAACTCGGACTCAGTAGATATGGTGCGGAGGCCGGAAGCCAACTGGCAAGAGGGGCCGTCAATGCTCAGATAGCTGGAGGAACGGTCAACAGTGCTGGTAGTGCGATGGACCCCACTCAGCAGGCGATAAGTAGATACATTCAAAACTATCTTACAAACGCAGCGTTCAAAACAGCGGGGACTTGATATGCCTACCCCTAACCTAGAGAGTTTTGCTGATGCGCAGATGCGCTATCAGTCTGGTGCGATGGATCAGGCCAATACGCTGACGAACATGCGTATGCAGGAACAGAAGATGCGGCAAGCGCAGCAACAGCAACAGGAGATGGAACAACTTAAGCCAATTCTAGCGCAATCTGGCGGTGATCCTCAAAAGGCTATTCAGGCGTTGCTTAAGACTGGGAATCCTACGGCTATTGCATTGGCGGCGAAGCTGCACTCGTTCATGCCGAAGCCTGCTGAGCCGTACACGCTTACGCCAGATGCAGTTCGCATGGGGCCGAATAATCAGGAGGTAGCCAGAGGACTGGCAAAAGCTCCACCCAAAGCACAGAATCAGAGCAACATTTCTCGCCTCATGGATGAGGCAGGTATTGGGCCTGATGATCCACGTAGAGCGACATTCTTGGCGAATGCGATGCGAAAGGAATCGGAGACTGCAAAGCAGATCAGCCCAACGGTTGTAATGCCAAGACAAGAGTCTCCGCCAGTTGCCATAGTAGGACCAGACGGCAAACCTGTTCTTGTTTCTCGTGCTGACGCTATTGGAAAAACGCCAGCGAAAGAAGTTATGGAAAAAGCGTTACCTGTGGCGCTCCAGAAACAACTAACTGATGCTGCTGAATTGGCTGATGCAACGTCTAGATTCAAGACTACATTTAAGGATGATTATGGCGGCAAGACGATTACCGGGGAACTCGGGAATATAAAAGGACGATATTTCGGAGACAACACAGGTCAATCGCAATGGTGGCAGGACTATGAATTACACCAATCGCAAGTTAGAAACAAGCTATTCGGTTCCGCCCTTACCGCACCTGAAATCGAGGCATGGAACAAATCGGCAATCAATCCGAGGATGGATGCAGGGCAAATCAAGTCCAATCTATCTCGTAGGGACACGCTCGAACAACGGGCTATTGACAGGCTTATCAAAGGATCTACGGCGGGACGATACAACAAAGAACAGATAGAAGCCTTTACAGGTAGAAGGAGCGACACAACAAATAAAGGCACGTCTGACTATGTAGAGACACGCAAGACAAAAGACGGGCGCACGCTCGGGAAAAAGGCTGACGGCACCATTGAGGAAATAAAGTAATGGCCGATCTTTCTACAGAGTGGGACAGCGCCACTCCGGTAGCGTTGCTTTCTGATTGGGAAAAGGCAACGCCAGTAGAGCCTACCGTGCCAGTAAAGCCTACCGCCCTTGAACGTGGCAAGGCGGCGCTAGGAGGCGTCAATAAGGGCATAGCTGGACTTCTAGGACTTCCAGTTGATACGGCTGAAAATGTAGCTAACCTTGGTATAGCTACGTTTGGTGCTGGCGCTACGGCATTAGGCCATCCAGACCTTGCGCCAGAATTGTTCAAAGGCACTCCGGGAGGATCGGAGTCAATATCAGGGCTGATGAACAAAGCCAACATTGGAACGACTAATCCGCGTCCTGATGATCCAGCAAGTCGGATGCTGCATACTGGAGGCGTGATAGCTGGAGGGTCCATTCTTCCTGGATCGTCTGTTAAAGGAGCCTTGGCGGCCGCAACTGGTGGCGCGATAGCAGGAGAGGCATTAGGACCGGAATGGACAGGCGTAGGGGCGTTAGCTCCAGGTGCTGCATCTCAGGCAGCAGTAGGAATGAAAAACGCAATAGCCAAGCGTGCTGCGCCTGTTGTTGACACTTTCAAATCTGTTGGCGCTATGCCATCGGTAGGGCAAGCAACTGATAACGTATTCTTGCATGGTCTGGAAAATCTAGCTGCTAAGTTTCCGGGCGGTTCTGGCGTTATGAAAGGATTTATAGAAGCACAGCAAAAGAACATTGGAGCAACGGCCAGAACTGGCGTTCCAACTGAAGCCGCAGGACGGGCTATAGAAACGGGAATAAAGGGTGCAGGCGGGTTTCTCGATAGAACAAAAGCGACATGGAATAGACTCGATCAAGCTGTTGCGTCTAAGATTCCACCAGGTTCGACCTTTGTACCGTCATCAACAGTACAAGCATTGGACGATCTAACACGCCCCGTTACAGGGGCAGAACAAACAACGTCTGCATTGGTTAATCCGAAGTTGGCGGATATGAAAACCAATCTTGCTGCCGATCTACAAGCGAATAATGGGCAAGTACCGTTTGAAGCATTGCGGGCGTTACGTTCTAAGGTTGGCGCAATGATGGATGATGCACTTGTATCAGGAATTCCGGGTGGAGAACTGAAACGTGTTTATGCTTCGTTGTCAGAAGACTTAGGTAAT